AGTGCCACTAATATTAATAGAGTAAGTACCAGCCAATAATTCTACAGGTAAAGTACCTTTGATTGCAGTAACGTCAACACGGTCAACTGGTAATACTAAATCATTAGTACCATCAAATGCAACAGGTTCAGAATGAGCTTTACCAGAAATAGAAATATTTACTGGGCTAATTAATTTACCAGTAGCAAGAGATTTACTTGGGGTATAAGTTTTAAGAGCACCAACTACAAAGTTTGTTGTTGCTAATTTTTCACTAGCATCACCCTGAGAAGGTGTTGGTGCTGTAGGAACACCTGTAAAATTAGGTGAATCATTAGGAGCTTTACTATCCCAATTATTTCTATCAACTGCAGAGATATGCATCTTTTTATCTGCAATATGTCTATTTAAATCATATGTAATTAGATCAGAAGATTCTAGAATTCTTTTCTTTAGACCAGGAGTGAGATCTTCAATATCTACTTTATCGAAGTTACCATTAAAAACTTCCATTTATTTTCTCCTTTCGAATGCAATAGATAATCAGTTACCTTTATGTTTTAACAATACAGTAACCCCTGGTTTTGCTTATTTAACCGTTATTAGGGGTAAATAAATTACATAAAGGAGGTCTTATATTGGGACTATTGCGAAGCTTAAAAGCTAACATGGCCTTAATTTGTATGGGTTTCGGCTTGCTTGCTGCTACATTAGTTTTAGCATCTTGGTTATATGGCTATTGGTCTAATGGCCTATATGGTACTAAGTTTGAAATTGATAGCTGTTGGCAAGGTCTATCTGCATGCGGTGTAGGCTTAATTGGTTTATTCAAATGGTTAGTTGATAGCTCTAAGAACTCTCCAGAAGGAGAATTTCCTATTGCTCCACGTGGTGGACTAAATACAATTTTAAGTCCTTTAGATGCAATGATGCCAACTGCACCTGCAGAAGAAGAACACGTTAAAGTTGTTTTAGAAAATCCAGAACCAGTTAAGAAAGCTGAAATTGTTGAAGAACCTAAAGATCTTTCTACTACTGATAGCTTAGTAGATATGGCTAAAGATGCTGCTTTAGAAAAAGCAACTCAAAAAGTATCTATGAAAATGCACGATCTATTAAAGAAAAAATAATAGGGGGATTTTTATATGGCAGAATTTGGCTGGTTATCAGCAAAATATGAATCCGATGGTGACGCTGGCACAATCTCCAGTGGTTGGGGTGACCCAGGCGGAAAATCATATGGTATTTATCAATTATCTAGTAATGCTGGATCTTTGGAAGAATATGTAGATTGGCTTCAAGAAAACGAGTATTGGTTCGGAGCAGAGTTAGCTAAACATGAGTTAACTTCTGCAGAATTTGATGCGGCTTGGAGATGGTTAGCATATTCTGAAAATGGTCACGACTTCAAAGAATCTCAAGATAAATATGCTATGACTGTTTATTACTATCCTGCAGTTAGTTATTTACGTGATGCTGGATTTAATATTGAAAACCATCATGACATCATGAAAGAAGTTGTATTCTCTCGTGCAATCCAATATGGCCCTGGTCAAATTGTAGATATGTTTACAGATGCAGTTCATTATCTTGGATGGCCAGATCTTTCGTATGTAGATGCTGAAAGATTTGACTATGATATGGTAATGAATATTTATCTTAAAGTATGCTCTTCTTGGGAATGGAATCATTCCGCATCAAGAGATTCTTTAAATTACAGATTTATGCATGAATGCAGAGATGTATTAGATGTACTCGAAGCTGAAGCTTAAATAAAATTACCCCAATGGATCTTGGTATCCATTGGGGCTAATTGCCTATTTTGAACATATACGTAATAAAAATTATTACGTAAAGGAGGATAAATAATGGCAGAATATAGTTCAGAATTGGATAAGATTACATATGCTGAATTAGCCTTATCTCTTCAAAATACAATTAAGAATAATCTTGCTCATACTAAAGATCAAGTTATTCATGTAACGCAAGAAGATAAAAATAAATGGAATCAGATTTCTGATATCCCAGAGGCAACAGAAACCAAAAAAGGTGCTTTAACGCCTCAAGAAAAAATTAAACTTAAAAATATTGAAGAGCGAGCAAATAACTATACTCATCCTACGAGTGGAGTTACTGCTGGCCAATATATTCAAGTAGAAGTTAATGCCGAAGGTCACGTAGTGGCTGGACATAACCCTACAAAAATTAATACTACATGTGAAAATGCTGATAGACTTGGTACTATTCCAGCAGATTCATATGCTAAAGTAAACTCTCCTTCTTTTTTAGGTATTCCTTTAACTACAACTCCTAAACCAGATGCCCCATCTACTCAGATAGTTAATATCGAATATCTAAATAGTCAACCTACATATATAAGACAAAAGACTGCTCCAGAAAAAGCTCTTAGTGGTAAATTATGGATTGGTAATAATAACTGTCTTAATGCATATAATAATGATGGTTGGGAATCCGTATTCTCTGAAGTAGCATTATCTATTAATGCTCTAAATGCAGCAGTCGATCAACCAACTTCTCCTAATGACTATTCTGGTCAATTAAAGTTCACCGGTAAACGAAAAATTACTGCATTAAAATTAACTAATATAAAAGCAACAACGTCTGAATATGCTACAGTTATTGGTATGCGTGCCGATAATAAAGAATTAGCATATGAATTCATTTGTATTGATAATTATATTTACATGCGAACTGGTAAGGGCGATACATGGAATAATGCTATCTCCATTATCAAAGACTAAGAGAGGGTAATATAATGGCAAAGAATATGGCCCTATCTTTTAGGGAGCAAAATGGTAGTTTTGATAATCAATTAGATAAAATTACTACTAAAGAATTAAATACATTATTGAATGAAAAAATCAATAATGCATATGCTCATCAATTTGATGAAGTAAAACACGTTACTGCTGAAGAACGTACTAGATGGAATAATATCGTAAATACGTTTAACCCAGCAACACAATCTACAGATGGTTTATTTTCTGCACAAGACAAAGTTAAACTTGACGGTATTGCTACTGGAGCAAATAAATATGTACATCCTCAAACTGGTGTTGTAACTGGTACATATACTCGTGTATCTGTTAACCCAGAAGGTCATGTAATTTATGCTGATAATCCAAATAGATTAGATATAACTGCAGCCAATGCAGAAAAACTTGGCGGAGCATTCCCAAGTGAATATGCTAGACTTGCAAGTCCTACATTTACAGGTGTAGTTAAGATGCCAGATGTAACCATGACATCTAATGCTAGCTCTCCTGTAACTATTAAGCTACTTCAAAGCTACGTAAGCGAACAACTTAATCGTAGCTGGCCTATCGGTAGTATCTTCATTACAGTTTCTAATATCAATCCAGCCAACTCTATTGGCGGTAAATGGAAACGTATAGCTGAAGGACGTTGCTTAGTTGGCGTCGGCGCATCTCAAAATGTAGATGTTAAATTACGTCAAACTGGTGGTGCTTGGTCAACTCAATTAACAACAGCTCAATTACCAGCCCATAATCATCATATTGGTGGAAGTATAAATACTAATGAAGCTGGTGACCATACTCACAAATTACAAAAGAAAGGCGGCATGGAAGTAGATAGAAGTGGTAACGATTTACCATACACTGCAATCGATGTCGGCGATAATACACCATATAATAATTCATTCACTGACTTATGGACCGAAAATGCAGGTAATCATAGTCATAGCATAACTTTGAATTTATGGACTGATCAAACTGGTAGTGGCAATGCTGTAAATTTAGCACAACCATTTATTGGTGTATATATGTGGGAACGCATAGAATAGAAAGGTAGTTAATATGAATAAACAAATTGAAGAAACAAAAAGTTATCTAAAAAACTATTTTTATAATAATAAGAAGACTATTATCGTTGGTCTTTTAGGAATCATCTTTTGTGTATCATTTGGTGGATTCATTACATATCAAATTATGCAACGTCAAATAGAACAAGCAAACCAACGAATTGAAGATTTACGTGCTTCTCAAACAGATGAAGAAATGGCTCGTGAAATTCGTTTAGTTAAAAATGCAGTAGAAGATCTTAGACAAAATAAACCTGTAATTGAAAAGATTGCTGGAACTAATACTACTGAAATTCGTTATATAGAAAAAGAAAAAGCTGATGATCCAGATGTTGATATTCAACATGCTAAACCATCTGCTAAAGTTCGTTATAACGATCAAACTTATGATATTCCAATGCAAACTAAAACTACAACTTCTAAGAATCCTGATGGTACTGTAAAAATTACAGAAGGTCAAGAATTGACTATTGATACAACTGCAATTGTTAATCGTCAAATTGCAGCATATCAATTGAATATGGAAGACAAACAACGTGAACTTGAAAAAGAATTAAAACACGTTAAGACTCAAAATAAAATCATTAAAGGTGTTGGCGCCGTAGCTGGTACCGCAGTAATTTATTCTGCTGTCAAAAACGCTTTAGATAAGCATTAAAAACATAATAATAGTTATCTAAGCGCAGCGAAAGAGGTGATCAACCCCATATGATTTCAGAGCTTAATGAACTTCTACATAACTTAGGAAGATTAATAAATGACTTTGGGCCATATGTATTTGGTTTGGTCGCATTATTAGTTATAGTAATCTTATTGTTTGTAGTTTTATTATATTTAGTAAAATATATAACCAAAGGCGGTAATACTAAAGAACTGACCGATCAGATAGCTTTATTACAATCGCAATTAAACAATCTCCAAGGTAATAGTCAAAATAGTGTTAATCCTAACGCTATAAAATTTACACCTGAGAGACAAGAAAATTTAATGAATGTATTTCTACGGATTAATAATAGCCTTAAGCATACTTGTAGAGAGTTGCTTAATGAAATTGATTCTGATAGGGTAGCATTTTATTTATTTCACAACGGGACCCATTCTACTAGAGGGGTTCCGTTTTTAAAAACTTCTTGTATTTGCGAATTTAGTAAATCTGGGTATAATGCATATCATCTTATCCAAGAGCATAAAGATTTACCAATTTCATTTTTAGGAAGTCTTGTTTCTGACTTAGTTGAGAAACGAGAATTCGTAATATATAAGAATGATACTATAATGGATGCGTTTATTTCTAGAATCATTCTAAATGAAGAAGATAAAACATGTTTATTCTGTGGTATATTCGATCCTGATAGTGGTGAAGTATTAGGATTTATAACTGCAGAATTTAATAATGTAACAAAATTTGATCCTGACGATCTAAGAGAGAAACAGGAAGAATTGAGAGAGATTTCTAAGCGTACCATTTCGGCTATGCAAGTAATTTCTGCTTTAAAATAGAGGAGGATTAATAGTGGCTAAGCCAGATATATTAACACGCCTAAAAAATATCGACGGAACAGCCGGTGACGAAGAAATTGTAGTATTCTCCGGTTCCAGTGGATATAAAGTTAAATCTAGTGGACTTAGATTTGGCTCTGTTATGGAAATCGTTTCTAATAATAGAAATGTATTGTCCCATATTAATAATAACAAAATTCATGTAACTCAAGCTGAAAAAGAATCTATTACAGAAGCAGCTAATAAGGTCAATGATCATATTGCTGATACTACAATTCATATTTCTGCTGTAGATAGAGCTACGTGGAACGCCAAAGAAACTGAAGAAGGTGCACAACAAAAAGTAAATATTGCATTCTCGGTTGCTAATAAGCATATCCAAGATAAATCTTTACACGTTGTATCTTCTGACCGTTTAAATTGGAATAATAAATATACGAGAGAAGAAATTGATAATAAATTCTCTCAAATGCAATACGATAATGTATGGAAAGAATCTGTAGATGTATTTGAAGAGCTAGCATCTAAATATCCATCTCCTCAAAAGGGCTGGACTGTTACTTGTAACTCTGATAATATCACTTATCGTTATGATGGCACTAACTGGATTCCAATCTCTGCTAACTCTATCCCATTAGCCACAATTGCAGTTGATGGTAAGATGAGTAAAGAAGATAAGGCTAAATTAGAAACAGTTGAAATGAACGCCAACCATTACGTTCATCCAGACAATCCTAATGTAAGACACGTAACCGATGGTGATAAAGCATATTGGTCTGCTAAAGCAGAAGACCGTGTTGCTTCTTATCAAGCAAATGGTTTGATGTCTAAAGAAGATAAATATAAATTGGATTCCATCGAAGAAGGTGCAACAAACTTTGTTATGCCATCTGAATTGGACCCTCAAATTATCAAACAAGATGAAAATCACCGTTTTGTAACTGATAAAGAAAAAACTGACTTCGCTAATAAAGCAAATAAGAATCTAGCTACTGAACAGCTTGATGGTTTGATGAGTCGTTATGATAAAGTAAAAGTTAATAGTATTGAAACTAATGCTAACTATTACGTTCATCCTGAAACTCATGAAGCTACAATTATTAAACAAGATCCAACCCATAGATTTGTATCTGATGAGCAAATCTTAGCTTGGACTAATAAAGCGGCAGCTCAATTAGCTGATGCTGAGCATAATGGCCTAATGACTAAAGAAGATAAGGTTAAGCTGGATGGTATTGCAGCTGGTGCTAATAATTACCATTTACCAGAAACCTTACCTCCTACAATCATTAAACAAGATGCTAATAATCGCTTCTTTACAGATCAAGAACGTGAAAAACTTAGTTTAAAGAAAGATATGTCTGCATTTGTTGTAGGCAGTGGTGTATTTAATGGTACTGAAGGTACTATTATCAACCATAGCTTTGGCAATACATCTTTCTCTATATCCATCACCCCAACAACTAATCCAAATGGCCAACTAGGTGAATATTGGGTTAAGAAAACTAATACATTAGTTGTAGTATACTGCTCTGGTGCAGGTAAGAATATCGAATTTGACTATTGCTTAACTTATTATAACTAAAAAATATCCCCATAGGAGTTCAAC